GAATTGCTTCACGAGCAGCGAAACCAAGTAACATCATTCGAACTTCTGGTTGTGGAAAAAATGGTAGATAATTTGTGACATATCCATCTGAGACGTCAATATCTCCTTGTGTAAAGAAACGAAAGATGTGTGTTAAGAAAGTCTTTTCTGAAGTAGACAACTTTTCCTTCCAATCTTTAATATCTTGCATCATTTCTACTTCAGTCCACAACCAATGCATTTGTTCATGTGTTTTCCAGGCGTCAAAACACCAAGGATAATTCATTGGTTTGAATGTAGATCTTTTATCAGTCAATTGCAATTGATTCTTTTTCTTTGACATATTATTCCTGAACTAGAGTTATACTTTCGAGTAAATGTTTTCTTATTATGATTATAGATATCCCAAGATCAAACAAAGGTTTAAACTTTTCTTTTGGATAATTTCCTTTTAGATCTAATGTAATTGATTTATTAAACCAATCAAATTCTATATCGTCATCAAAATTTTCTGGATCGTGTTCAAATATTTCATGGACCAGCATATCTAACTTATATTTTTTAGATTCATAAGAAATGAAGTGGTGAATCATTTCCTCAATAAAATTTGGTTCATTCACAAGCAATACACCCTTCTCCTTCGACTATTGATTTGATATCAATATCTTCAATTCTCTTTCTATCGATTCTCTGTGAGATCTTATTGGCTTTTCTAATCTTTTCTGATCTACAATAATATAATGTTTTCAAACCAATTTTCCATCCTAAGAAATGAATCGCATGAAGATATTTTACGTGTGTATCTGGTTTGAAGAATAGATTGACAGATTGTCCTTGATCAATATATTTCTGTCTATCACCAGCTTTTTCAATAATCCAACGTTGATCGATTTCAATTGCTGTCTTGAACACTTCCTTCTCATCATCTGTCAGACAAGTTAGATGTTGAACTGATCCGTCATTCAATACTATTGAATTCCAGATTTCTTCCATATCATCAACATTCTTTTTGAGAAGAACTTTTTCTAGTTCATGATTTCTGTGAATAAAAGAACCAGACAGAGTATCTTGTCTGAATACATTTGCTCTAAGAGGTTCGATAGAAGGACTTATGTTACCCATGATGATGGATGTGGAAGCAGTTGGTGCAATTGCAATGCAATTTGAAAATCTCTTTCCTGAACCAACCATATCCGGAGCCTCACCACGTTCTTTTCCTAATCTAAGATTGGCTGCATCGGCATATTCTTTCATTGTCTTAAAGAAAGTTTTATTAAAGATCTTAGCTGCAACTGATTCAAATGGGATAGATTTAGATTGCAGATATGAATGATATCCTAAAACACCAATCCCAATTGCTCTCTCCATCATCGCACTATATTTTGCTCTTTTAATTGTTTTTGGGGCATCATTAATAAATCTAGTTAAGACATTATCTAACATCTCAGCAACATCAGAAATAATCTGTTCAAAATAATCCTTAAACTCATCATATCTGTAAATATTAATTGACGATAAACAACATACTGCTGTTCGATCTTTATCCGTACACAAATGGATCTCTGAACATATATTCGATTGTCTAATCCTCAATCCTTTATTATATTGTTCTCTTGGTAGAGCATTATTTGCAGTATCAATGAACATCAGATAAGGTTCACCAGTCATCATTCTCAATTCCAAAAGTAACTGCCAGAGATACTTTGCTGAAACCGTTTCTTTAATTTCCTTTGAAGACGGATCGATAAGATTCCAGGAATCATCTGCATTCGGATCAATCATACATCGTTCAATAATTTGCATGAAAGAATCTGGGATCATAACAGCATTATGCATATTAAGACAGCGAATATTTGGATCGCCAGTCGGTTTTCTCATCTCCATGAAGTTAATGATATCAGGATGTGAGATATCAAGATAAGCAGCATATGATCCACGTCTAGTTGTTCCTTGTCTGTATGCAAGAGAACACGCATCATAAGTCTTCATATGCGCCATAACACCAGTAGACTTTTCGCTAGAAGATCTCATACCAACACCCAAACCAACTCCACCGCCCAACATAGATAACCAATTAGTTTCAGCTAGAGTATCAATTAAACCTTCTGCTGAGTCATGTATATGGGCGAGATAACACGAAATTGGCAATCCTTTCTTTGTTCTACCATAAGAAAGAATTGGTGTAGAAAAACTCAACCAATGTTTAGATGCATAATCATATAATCTTTGTGCGTGTTCTGGATTAGAACCGAAAGTCTTTGCAACGAATGCATATCTTTCTTGTGGAGAGATTTCCTCTTCTCTCATATACGATTCCTGTAATCTCTTCAAACCTAATTCATCAAAGAGAGAATCTCTTGAACGGTCAATATTAATATCTAGATATTCTGACATCTAAACTCCTACTTAATATAAGGGAAAATTTTATTTATGGCTTCGGCACAAGCACGTGCAACTAATTGGTGTTCTTTCTGTGTACCATTGCCATCACGAACTTCAATGTAATGTATAAAGGAACGGATTGAACCTTTAATGTACATTCTTGAAACTGTATTACCTTCCGGTAGCATAACTCTTGCTACTTCCTTAGCAATACCTTGTGAAATTGCATTTTCATAATTAGCTTTAGCAATATCAATTACTTGTATTTGTAACTGTTTCCAAATCTCAGCCAATTCATCATTATTAATTAGAATTGAATTCTGTCTATTCTTTGTATCTTGAAGTCTACATTCCTTTAGACAGAAATCTAATTCTTTTGTTGGATCTGCATATCTTTGTGAAAATTCCTGGAATGAAAAAGAACGATGTCTTAGAATCTGACGTACAATATCTCTGGTGCTTGTAATCTCAAGACAAACATCAACCATTTCAAATGGAGACCAATGTTTATTCTTAATTAGATAATTAAGTAGCTTATCGACTGTATCTAGATTGTTTTGGTTTGAGGGATTAGAAACTCTGGCACAATAAGAGATTAAATTTTGAATACCATCATCAATAAATTCTTGTGTAAATTCTTCTGGATTTGGTTGTGTGTAGGAAATCAATTTAACGGAAAGAATATCTTCATATTTCTTATACATTCTTCTTTCCTCCAGAATATGGAAAAGCTAATCCTTCTTGAATTAACTTAATATTAAACGATTGGTTAGATTCAACATCTTTCTCAGACACATAAACATAAGCCAAGACACGCCCATATTTATCATCTTTATCTAACTGCGTTTTTATAATTACTGTTTTATTTTCTAAAGCATATTTAGTTCTAGCTGTCGCCTTTACAGCCAATTCACGTTCCGATACGATCCTTGAATTTTTTTCTGGAGTATCGATTCCATTCAATCTAACAATCTTTCGAATACTTACTCCAAACCCCAAATCAATTTCAGATTCAATTGTATCGCCATCTATAACTCTTAAAATCTTAGCACTGTAAGTATACATGTCACACCTTCTTCCAAATATTAAATTTAAATAATGCTTCTAAACCCGAATAAGACGATTCTGTTAATTCTGAATCAATATCTAAACCTGCAAGAACCATATCATTGACATCTTTACATTTGTTTTCTTTTTTCCAAATTACAATTTTACATCCAGAATCTATTACAAAATTCATATTTTGAATAATCTGTTTATTTGATGGTTCATTATCAAAAACGAATATTGCTTTAGGATAATCTTTTATTAATTTTGATAATTCAGCTCCAGCTGTAGCCAGAGCATTTTTCACAAATAACGAATCAATTGGACCTTCAAATATCCATAAAGTTGTATTTGTATTTATACGTTCTAAACCATATATTTTATCATTATCTTCGTGTAATTTAATTGTAATATATCTTGCGATACTGTCTTCCAATGCACGACCTTGAACTGCTATCAATTTACCAGTTTTATCAAAGAAAGGAATCACAATCCTTGGATCTTTTGGTTTTAAGTTCTTAGATTTTTCTTTATTAATAGATTCGACATATTGTTTAAAGTCGTTTGTAAAAAACAATTTATTCCAATGCTCAGATGGTATTTCTCTTGTTCTAATATATTCTTTTGCGTAATGTCCGTCTTGAAGATCCTTTATAGATTCCAAACCGATATCATAATTTATGCTTTTTTTCTGAAATTTGTTTTTTGCATCAGAAGAAACTAGGATTGGTTTCTTGTAATTATGATTTGGATGAGTATCTCCTGATGTGAATCTCTCGAATATATATTGTTTATGTAAAACAGGGTCTAAGAATTTAAGGAAATTAGAGAACGTTGTGCCTTTCACACAATTATGACACTTAAAGAAAAGATCATTATGCTTTCTATAAACATATCCTCTAGCCTTTGATTCTCTCTTCTTCGAATCCATACAATATGGACATCTAAAATTCCATAAGACTTCAGACTTCTTCTTAAATAAGTCTAATTTAGGAGATATCAACGAAAGATATTTTGAATCAACCAATATACTCATATAACTATTATACTATATAACATATGATTCATCAATATGATTTTTTGAGATTCAACATCATCTCACTTGACGAACTTGACTTTCTACGCTATACTTAGTATGTAGCGATTTTAAGTATATTACTTATAGAATATATGACTATCGATGACTACTATTCTCTTATATTTCCAACCTGGGTTGATACTCTTCTCATGAAAGAATATAGATCCTTTGGTTGGATCTTGAGTTTCATTTGCAAGAATCTTTTTTGATAATCTATAACATTCATCCCATCTATCTCGTTCTTTGATGGAATTGTTTTTTCCATACCAAGAAAATTGTCTCTTACTAGAAACTATTTCACAAGGATCCGTTCCATATCCTTTTTTTATTCTGTTTAGAATTATATGTCCGACTGCAATTTTCCCCATATAAGATTCTCCTCTTGCTTCGTGATAAATTGCTTGTGTCATACAGTTTACATTTCTATTGCTTGTATCATAGCTAAAAACAAGCGTGCAAAAAGCAATAGAAATTATTATATTTCTAATCAAAATTGTCTCCTATAAATAGTTTTGATGAATTTAATTCATGACGAAAGAATGGTGTGCTGAGAAATTTAGTGCATAACTATATTTAGGAGATAATAAAATGAAATTGACATTAGGACAACTTAAAAATTCTGAAGCTGCGTTGGTTGCACTATCAAACTGCACTTTACCAATTAATATTGCATACAGAATTTCTAAGGCTTTAAAAGTAATAGCTTCTGAGCTCACAAATCTAGAAGAAACAAGACAGAAGTTAGTGCAAAAATATGGTGTAGAGAACGAAGGAAGTGTTGTGGTAACTGAAGAAAATCTTAATATGTTTGTTGAAGAATTAAATCCTCTTCTACAGGAAGAAATTGAGATTCCACTAGAACCTATTAAAGTAGAGTCTCTTCCGGAATCTGTTAATTTGTCGCCAATGCAATTATCACAATTAAGTTTTTTTATTGCTGATTAAATTTATAAGTTCATATTTCTTAGGGAACTCTTTAAGAGTTCCCTCTTTTTTTATATAAATAAGATAGGAGTATGTAATGGCAACGCCAACAACAAGAGAACAATTTTCCGATTACTGTTTAAGAAGACTAGGTTTTCCTGTAATAGAAATAAATGTTGCAGAAGAACAAGTTGATGATAGAATCGATGATGCCATAACGAAATATTTTGATTATCATTTTGATGGCGTTGAAGAAGATTATCTTATTGTTCCTATAACTAATACGGATGTAACTAATGGATATATTACTCTAGATGAAAAAGTATTTTCTGTAATATCTGCACTTCCTGTCGGTAATGACGTTTCTACAGGAGTTGGTAGTGGCGATCTATTTAATGCACAATATCAGTTCTATATGAACGATTTCTATAATACATCAAATATTATAGGAAATAATTTAGCTTATTTAGATTCTATGAAGTCGTATCTTGCTACTATGCAGATGTCTTTATCACCATTAAATTCTTTTAACTTTAATAGAAAAACAAATAGAATTAGGTTCAACGAACCTCTATCTTTATTAAAACAAAAAACTTCTAATATTGTTTTGAAGATTTATAAGAAATTAGATGTGGACACTTTCAATGATATTTGGGCTGACGAATTTCTTAAGGAATATGCTACAGCTCTAATTAAAAGACAATGGGGTGAGAATCTTAAGAAATTTGGAAATATGAATTTGCCAGGCGGTATAACAATTAATGGTGATGCGATATATTCAGAAGCTATAACTGAAATAGAAAAATTAGAAACAAGACTCACACGAGATTTACAATTGCCATTGGACATATTTATTGGATAAATCATGCCAACTAATAAATTTTTTCAATCCGGTCGTGGTATAGGTTCTGCAGAAGAACAGAATCTTCTCCAAGTTTTGGTAAATGAATCTATACAAATTGCAGGATGTGATTTTGTTTATTTACCAAGAACTATTGTTAATGTTGATGAATTATATCGTGAAGATTATATATCTAAATTCGAGAGAAATTTTGTAATAGAAATGTTCATAGAGAATTATGAAGCATTTCTTGGGGACGGAGCTTTAATTTCCAAATTTGGATTCACTCTAGGTGATAGATTAAGATTAATTGTTTCTAGAGAAAGATTTGAATCTATTGTAGGAAAGGTTCTTCCAGTCGAAGGTGATCTTATAATGTATCCTACAGGAAGATCCCTTTTCGAAATTAAATATGTTGATGATAAGAATCCTCTATTTCCTCTTGGGGCGAGACAATATTTTATTCTAACTTGCGAAGTATTTAAATATTCTAATGAAACTATTGACACTGGTACTGAAGCAGATGAAGTTAATGTAACTTATAATAATGATGGTGCTACAGGAATTGGTGATCCATTTGCTAAGAACGATCAAATACAAACTAAATCGAATATTGTAATAGATTTTACTGAATCGAATCCGTTTTCACAGAATAATTAATCTTTAAGGAGAATGTATAAATGTTAAATTCATCAAACTTTTATTTCTCTACAATTAGAAATCTGACTGCTGCTTTCGGTTCTCTATTTAATAATATAAGAGTCGTAAGATATAATCAAGACGGATCTGTTGCAACTACTATAAAGGTTCCGCTTGGTTATGCATCTGCTGATAAAACAATCACAATGTTACAGCAGCAAGACGTCCAAAGAAGAGAGAATTTTGTTGATGTAAAGATAATTCTTCCAAGATTATCATTTGAATTAACTTCTATTTCTTATGATTCAACTAGAAAACAACAAACTATTGGTAAGAATGTTTATGTTCCACCAAGCAATTTAACATTTAACGCAGCAACAGCAGTGAACGTAACAGATAATACAATTGCAATTCCTTCTCATAATTTGAGAACTGGACAATCCATTAAATATTCTATGGGTTCTGGAACAGTAATAGGATCTACTGGTATTAGTAATAACGGAACTTATTATGCAATAAAAGTAAATAACAATACAATTAAATTAGCTTCTACTAAATCTTTAGCAGAAGCTGGAACTGCTTTAGACATTACTTCTGTAGGATCTGGAACAGCATCTCTATCTTCAAGTTATTCCGGTCAATATAATCCAGTTCCTTATAATTTTGAATTTACAGTAAATCTTTTCGTCAAATATATAGATGATGGTTTGCAAATTATAGAACAAATTCTTCCATATTTCACTCCTTTTTATACTATTACAATGAACGATATACCATCTCTTGATATGAAGAGAGATGTGCAGATAACACTAACTTCAGTTTCACAATCTGATGAATATGAAGGAGCTGTAGAAGATGATAGAATTATCACTTGGACTATGACATTTGTTGCTAATTCTTGGATCTATCCACCAATTTCTGATTCTAAGATTATCAAAACTGCAGTTACTAATTTTTATGAATTAGATACAACACAAAAACTAGTAACAACAACTGTTTCTGTTAATCCTTCGACTGCTGATAGAGACGATAACTATACAATTGACACTACAATTACAGAATATTAGAGGAATACATGCCAGCTAAATACACTAATCTTAAGATAGAATCTGGTGCAACATTTTCAACAACGATTACACTTAAAAATTCAGATGATACTCCTTTAAATTTGACTAGTTATACTGGTTCTTGTAAAATTAGGAAATCTTATTATTCAGATTTTAATGTATATTCGTTGACTGTTTCGATTGTTGCACCAGCAACAGATGGTAGAATTACAATATCTGCAACTGCTGTAAATACTGCTACATATAAACCAGGAAGATATGTATATGATGTCGAATTTACAAGTGGCACTACAGTCATAAGAGTTCTTGAAGGAATAATTGAAGTTGCACCAAACGCAACTAAATAGAAATGTAATTATTATATTGAATTAGGAGATTATAATGAGTCAAAAATACAGATTTCATATTCTATCGCTGCCACATACTGTAACTAATTCTGAGTATACAGGTTGTGCTTATACGCAGAAGGTTCTCAAATTCGGAAAAATGATGAAAGCTCGTGGACATCATATTATTCACTATGGACATGAAGATTCTAATTTAATTTGTGATGAGCACGTAACTGTCACTACAAATAAAGACTTAGAAATTGCATATGGTAATTATGATTGGCGTAAGAACTTCTTCAAGTTTGATATGAAGGATCACGCCTATCAAACATTCTATAAAAATGCAATCGAAGAAATCAAAAAGAGAAAACAACCAAACGACTTTCTTCTTCCTTTTTGGGGATGGGGTCATAAGCCAATCTGCGATGAGTTCGTCGAAGATATGATTATCGTTGAACCTGGTATCGGATATGCTACAGGTCAATTCTCTCCTTGGAGAATTTACGAATCTTATGCAATTCGTTCTGCTATTGGTGGACACGAAGCCGTTGGTCAATGTAAAGAATCGTGGTACCATGCAGTTATTCCAAATTATTTTGATCCTGAAGAGTTCGAATTTTCACAAGAGAAAGACGACTACTTCTTATTCATGGGTAGAATTTATCCTGGAAAAGGAATTGATGTGGCAGTTCAGGTTTGCGAAAAACTTGGGTTGAAATTAAAGATTGCTGGTCAAGGTTCTCTTGAAGAACATGGATATAAGGAAATTCCTGGTCAGATTGAAGTTGTCGGATATCTAAATTCATCTGAAAGAAAGAAGATACTTTCAAGAGCCAAAGGATTCTGGTTACCTTCGATGTTTAATGAACCTTTTGGCGGAGCATCTATTGAAGCTCTATTTGCTGGATGCCCTATTATTACAACTGATTGGGGTTCCCATGCAGAGAATAATCTACATGGTGTAACAGGATATCGTTGTCGTACTTTCGATCACTTTACTTGGGCAGCAAAGAATATTGATCGAATTAATCCTCAGGATTGTAGAGATTGGGCGATGGCTAATTTTACAATGGATCGTGTTGCTAATTTGTACGAAGAATATTTCCAGATGATCTGGGATGTATATACAGGAAAGGGTTGGTATGCTGAACACCCAGAACGTAATGAGTTGGATTGGTTAACTAGATATTATCCATCTGGCGTTAAAACTGCACCAAATTTCTAAGGATTATCATGAAAATACTTGATTTTAGATATATAACTAAGAACGATAAGTTTGATGATACATATCCACATTGGTCTAGAAAATACGAATATCCAACTGTGTTGGATATTCTTAATAATTTAGATTTACCAGTTAATCTAAAGATACATAATTCATCTTGGGGATTCGATATCGAACATCATCAAAGATTCAAATCTAGATTAGAAAAAGAATATGGAGTATTTTCTGTAACTAATTCTGATATCATTTATTCTGGATTTACTAATACCTGTGTTCATGATATAACTAAAGAGCCTAATGACAATTTCAAAGAATCGTTTGACTTAGTACTGAATGTTTCTGCTCTTGAAGAAATTCCTGGCGATCATGTATTATATCTTTCAAATCTTTTAGAACAAGTTAAACCTGGTGGATATCTTATTATAACATTTGATTTACCAGGTCTACAAATCGAAAATATTCAACAATTTCTGAATACCGAAATTTCAAAAGAAAATTATGAAGATAGAATAATAGGTTCCGGTGCTCCGTGTATTGAAGGATTAAATGTAGGTTTATTGATTATATGTAAATAGTAAATACAAAATATCAATATACTGGATTGGAATTAACACATTATGACATCATACAATAATTTTTGTATTTTAACCCACACTCATTCTGATTGTAAAGATTTATATGATTTATATTTCGATTCAATAAATACATATTTCACTAAAGAAATACAACATTATGTGTGTGTTGATGAAGAAATTTCAACAGATAGATCTATAAACCAGATTATCTATAAAAAAAATTCTTTATTTGCAGATAGAATTTTATTGGCATTATCTCAAATTAAACAAGATTTTATTCTATTCTCATTAGAAGACTATGTCTTATATGATTATGTTGATCAAATTAGTTTGAACGAATATCTCAATTTTATGAGTCAAAATCCAATTATTGGCTTCATAAGACTAATTCAATCAGGAATTGTTAAAGATCAACAATATCCAGAATACGATAAATTGGTTGTATTGAAAAAATATTCAGATTATTATTTCTCTACACAAATAACAATTTGGAGAAAAGATCTATTAATTCAATTATTTGAATCTTATAAAACACAAACTGTCAGAGATGAGATTGCAACATCATACGAACTGTCAAAATTTGATTATATAGGTATGGCTGTTAAACGAAAAGGTAAATCAGTTGGTGGTCATTTTGATTCTCTAGAATATCCTTATATAGCAACAGCATGTGTTGGCGGAAAATGGAATATATCAGAATATCCCCATATAACTACTTTGTTAAATAAATATGATATAGATATTTCTATAAGAGGATATAGATAATGATTAAATTGATTTTATTTGATTTGGATGGTGTATTAGTTGATACCAAAGAAATCCACTTCAAATGTTTAAATGAAGCTATAGAATATTATTCGGATTCCAGTAAAATAATAACATTATCCGAACATCATTCGAAATATGATGGATTAAAAACATTCGATAAATTAAGTCATTTAACGAAAGAAAAGGGATTAGATTCAAATCTTCATGATCTTATTTGGAATAAGAAACAAGAACTAACGCTAAATGAATTATATAAGTTGAACAAATCCAATATATTGATTGATATATTTGAAACGTTGAAGAGAGAAAATTTTATTTTAGGTTGTTGTTCAAATTCAATAAGAAAAACTATTCAAACTGTATTGGATAGAATTGGTATAAGTTGTTATATTGATATAGTTTTATCTAATGAAGATGTACTATATCCTAAACCATATCCAGAAATCTATTGGAAAGCGATGCAATCTTTTGGTATATTTCCTGAAGATACGTTAATAGTAGAAGATTCTCCGACTGGTCTTATGGCAGCTTATAGATCGAGCGCAAATGTCTTAAGAGTTAATTCACCAGAAGATTTAACTTTAGACAAAATTTTAAATAAAACAAAGACCAATAAATTTATCCCAAAATGGCAAGGAAATACTATGAATATTTTGATACCTATGGCTGGCGCTGGGTCTAGATTTGAGCAAGCAGGATATACATTT